TTTTTCATACTTCCCTTTAGCTGTTTGAGGTCGCAAGCAGGACTAATAAATCACCTTTTTAATTGAATCAGACTTTTGACTTTATAACTATTTATTCAAGTTACTGTGTCTATCAAAGAAATCTTTAACGTGTTTATAGAACAACTCTTGGTGTTCTTTTATTTTATCTTCACCGTGTATCCACTCTTGTACAAAACCATCTTCACAAGCAGCCAAGATAACAGTTTGTTCTATCTTCTTACTAGGATATAATTCTTCAAACATTTTAGCATATGCTGATGTTTGTAAGAAGTTACCATAATTATAATCTGCGTCTCTTTGTTTTGTAGATGTTTTAAAATCAATCACGGATAGTTTGCCTTTATATTCAGCAATACAATCTACTTGACCAGCAACATCTATTTCTTTTGAGTAAATAATTTCTTCTAGCATATGAATATTATCTATTCTAGCAAGATAGGGTTTTATTATTCTAAACAAACCTAGAGCAGTAACTTGTGTAATGCCTATATTTTTTTCGTCTTGGTTATTTAAATGATTTTCTATTAATGTGTGAGTAGTTTTACCTCTATTGGTAGAAGTAACTGAAATAAAGTTAGCCATCTTTTCGCCAACACTATTTCTCCAGGCCAATATCTTTTGATTTCTTTCAGGAATTGACCCTAATATTGAAGTAACCGAAGGCATATTGATACCATCAATTTCATATATTCTAATTCCATTTTGGTTCTTACCTTTTTTACCTAAGTTTTTAGGTAAAATACTTTCATCTAATTTCACGTGATTGTATGCCATAATATGCCTTCTTTTTAATTAATAATTTTATATATTCATTATATCATAATATAAAGTATTTGTCAAGTCTTTACATCAAAGAATTATTTACATCTTCTTTTGATGGTCCTTTAGACTTAGTATATTCTTTTTGATAAACAGTTTTACCATTGCTATCTTTAAATGCTCTTAAATATTCTCGTCTATTGTCTTCATCTGTTTTGTATGAGCAATGAACCCAACCACTATTTGGTTCTTCTGGATTCCAAAACTCCAATATACATTGATCAAAATTTAAATTATCTACAATCCAATCTGCAACTTCTTTATTTGATACTCCAAATATTTCAAAGTCGGCAGCCTGGCCTGAAGCGTGCTGTGAATTAATACTTGAACCTATTTCTAAACACAATTCTACTGATCTATACCCACTGGATATAGATACAACTTTTGCAAAATGGTCTCTTACTGGTTGCAATATATTAGTTGCTAAACGCTCTAGGTTGTTTATATGGTCTTCGCTTGGGTTATTGTTTATACCTTTACGAACAGCCGTATCGCTCTTTATTAGTTCTTTAAGAGTGAAGTTTTTGCTTAAGCGCATATAATTTATCCTTTGCTAATAGTTTTATCTTTTTTAGGGTTTTCATATCATACCAACTTTTAAAAGACCTATCAACTTGTCTTGTATTTTCAGCTTCATTTACTGCTCTTTTTAAATCTTTGTGATGTGATTTAATTTGTGCCATATTATCCCCTTGTTAGTTTTAGTAATTTGTCCATTTGAGCCTTAATGATTGGTCCTCTATTTGGCCAATGTATGTAAGGTTCATTAGACTTTGAAAGATTGTACAAAAAAGGTAACACAATCTTTTCAATCTCTTTAAATCTATTTTGAACATCAGCGTCCTGTATCTCTTTATTAACCGTTTCACGTTCAGATACAATTTGCATAATTTCATTCATCATTGATTTGATTGAAGAAACATCTGATTTTACTTTTGATATTTCTAAATTTGTATTTTCTATTACTGAAGGATCAACAGTAGGTGTTGATGTTGTTTCAGCTGGTTTTGTAGAGACAGGAGTAAAACCATAATCTACTGTGGTATCAAACTCACGCATAAAATCTGGTATGTCATCTGCCATTGTTTTGCTCCTTATTCTGTTTGATTATTATTTTTGTTGGTGTTGTAACTAGGTCCGATTGTGTAATATTAATAGGACCTAAAGTTGCAATTGTGGGGCCATAACACCCACTTAAAGTAAATCCTGCTACTATAAAAGCGGGCAGGAGTTTCAAGCAGGAAAGACCTGCCCTAAGTTTGTAGAATAAGCGGATTGACCTATTAGACTCTGGTATACGACCGTTGTTCTTCGGTTGCTCGCTTTCTACTATATTATTTAGTTTTTGATTTTTGTCTAGCACGATGCTTTTTGATTACCTGTTCAGTTTTCACTTGTTTTATTGACTTTTTACCATATTGTTGTGCTAATGCACTTTGTGGATGAGCTTCTGATATTTTACTTAATACTTCTTTAAATCCTTGATCATTTTTGTAAGTAATACCTGAAACACCAGCAACAATATTCATTCTTTTAGGTACTTGTCTGATATGTGGGTTTTTAGATAGATACTCTTCCATTTCAGCAATGGTCATTATATCATCCCATTCTTTATTTGTTTTGATATTAATAAATGAATATGATGGCATTATTTTAAAGATAGATGATATAATACATCACTAACAGCTTCCATCATATCTTCTAATACACTTTCTAAATCTATGAAGTGACCATTTTTATCGTCTTCACTAAATTGTAAACTAAACAAAGCAAGATCATCTTTAAATCGTCTTATCATAGATGTTAATTCTTTTAAATCAGAATAATTAGTTAGGCTGGATTTATAATCTGGACTATATTTAATTCTAGTGCCTGTGTTACCTTGATAGATTTCTACAAATCGGTCATTCAAAGTATTAAATTTAGTGTAAAATTCTCCTAAAGCTTCGTGTTCAGCATATGACTCAGTTTGCCAATGAGCAACTTGAATATCATTTAAGAAAAATATATTGTGATTTATAAATTGTGCTATATGATTCATATTTTTATTTATTGTACTATTTCAACGTCAGGTCTTTTTTTATTACAAACTGAACAGTTACATTTTTTACATTTTTTACATTCATAACAAGGCTCTGGACAATGAGCTTCGCAATTACAGTTTTTACATTTTTCCATTTATTTCCGTTTCTTTTAATCCTTGTCTTAAAATTTCTTCTTCGGTTGCTGTAAACAATCTAATCATACGTTTTTCTGAAGCCAATCTTTCGTCTCTTGCTCTTTTTGATTGTTCTCTACTTATCACTATTGATTCATCTTCAAATATCATAATGCCTCTCTATATGCTTTTACAAAATTCTTTACCCATTCATCTTCGGTCATAACATTTTTTAATCTTTTAAAACTACCTTTACCTTTTTTAGGTTTAACAGTTCTAGTCTTGTACTTAGGAGTTCTTACTTCTTTTGCAATTGGATTAAATTTCTTTCTGGGCTTCATTTTTTATTCCTTCTGCAAACCATTGTGGCATTTTAGCAGGTGCTTTCCAAGTAGCAAATCTTTGTTTTTTCATAATGTAATACTTGCGATAACTTGCTACAACATCACCTGGTACTTTACATTCATCAGGCATTGCTGGTGTAGCATCTGTACCCATAACATCAATTCTAGCATTCTTTGGTGGTGTCTGTAATAATTGACCTAGTTTTTGAATTGTTAAATGGTCTTTAGTGTGATTGTATCTTCTTTTGTATTCATCATTAAGTGCCATCATATGTTTGTATAACCATACGTAATTGTATGCTGATTGTAGTACCCATTGTGTACTAGGATGATTTAACCAGCCTGCTTTGTAGATAATTGCTTCTTCGTTTGGATTATCAAGTCGCCATCTTTTAATCTTACGGCCATTTTTAGTAGTATCAAAATATTCTTTACCATCTAATACTCTTTTAGCAGTACAAAGCATTTGAGCAGATTCTAAAATCATTTTGACCACGTGTTTATCTAAAAGCATTTGAGCAGCTTTTACAGGATCTTTATCAACATAAAATATGTTCATTCGTGTTCACCTCCTGGATCGTTAGGATCTAATCGTACTTTGTATGGATTGCCTTGTTTATCTCTTGCCCAAGTATATGCTCTTTGTCTACCCACGCTGTGATAATCATTAAAGTTCCACTTTGTGTCTAAACTTTTTCTTGTAAATATAATTCCAGCAATTACTAATATGTGAGCAATTATACTAGTTGTTAAAGTAATACCATAATGTAAAAATGTCATAGTCATTTGAGCAAATATAAATGCCCAAGTTGTAGCAAGTATTGTTAATATTTGAAATCTTGTAACTTTAGGTAATATAGACTTAAATGCTTTGTCTTCATTAAAAAGTTCTGGCAATATGTGTCTAATTATTTTGTACAAATCATTTAACATTTTTACTCCAAGTTCTATCTAAAACATAATACCAACCACCATTAATTAATGGTTCTATAATTGCGTCTGCACCAGCAAGAGCCCAATCTGCACCTGTAATTATTCGATTACAAGTCATAGCAATTACAATGTGACCTATTGTGTAAACTATTGTACGACCTAAACTAGTTCCTAATAGTTTTGTAAGTGTATTGTAAATTCCGTTTTTAAATTCTGTCATAGTAATCTCTCTAAAAAAGAAAGGGCGCCGAAGCGCCCAATCTTATTAACAACTACCTATCAAGTGGTTGTAAGTCTGCTTTTCTTACAGATACTTTGTGATTGTTGTATCTGAAAGGTGTACCGTAAAGGGCTTTAATACCTGCAGCAACGATAGCTCTAGTTGGCGTACCCATTCTGTAGTATTTCTTACCATTTACTCTATTGCCGTAGATCATATAACCTTCGGCTCTCAAAGTGTCAATCATTGATCGTGGTGACTCTAATTCAAATTTATTTTGAATTGTTGCCCAAGCAACGTTTTGACCTTTTGATAAAAGGTTTAACACCTTTTGTTTTTTTGATAAAGTTTTTCTGCCTCTAGTTTCAGCAGTTCTTTTAGCTACTTTTACTTTCACTAATTCATCTTTACCAAATAAGTTTTTCAACATATTTAACATTATATACTCCTTTTATATATTTGAGTTTATTTAATTTAACTATTTTACAACCTGTTAAGGCGATTCCTGTGGAATTCTGTTTAATCATCTTTTAAATCTTCACCTTCAAACATATTTGCCATATCGTTCATATCTTTTAATTCATCTTTAATATCTGGACTTAATGGTTTATGTTCTTTATGTTTTTTATCTAAAATATTTGTATAATCTATTCTAGCCATCTGCGATCCGTCTTTTAAATTTTTTAATTCAACAACCTTATCTGTTAATGCTTGTGCAGGGTGTTTTACTTCAAAATCTCTATAAATTAGACCACGCATAATATCTACTAACAAAGCTAAATCTTTTGTAAAAGATTCTTTATTTGTTTTAATAGCCATATCGTAAAATTTTCTTAATAAATTAATA